CCAAAAGATCGCGATTACTGTTACAGCCTAGTCAAACAGGGTAAACATCTTAAGTCCATCTCAATGAGCCCTGAGGGTTTCCTGCACAGGAATACCATTGATGCCTACCTTAACGAGCTTATTAGGAAGTCGTCCTCATTGGATGCAGCCTTTTCCAAACAGGGTGGACTTCGCGTTCCTCCCTTCATCCTCCTGTGGCGTGGGGAACCCGGTGTAGGCAAGACAGCACTAACTGTGCCTATCGTTGCTCATACTGTACGACAATTGGTACCTGATGGCATTGATGTCTCGGCTGATCTCGATATAGGTCTTGACATGTATTGCCGTAATCCTGTCTCCCAGCATTGGGAAGGATACCATGGCCAAACAGCATGTATTTACGATGATTGGTTGCAGTCTGTAGATGCCATAGGCAACGCTGCATCAGAGCCTCTCGAGCTCATCAGAGCTGGCAATGAGTTCCCATACATGCTCAACATGGCCAATCTTGACGCCAAGGGTAGTACGCCCTTCACCAGCAAGCTCTTGGTGCTCAGCACCAACTTGTTGGGGGCACTCAATGGTATGAATTCTATCCGTGAACCTGAGGCCGTTGCTCGTCGCATTAACTTGTCGGTTATATGCCGTATTCAGCCTAAGTACCATAAGAAGCCTGGCGGTGTTCATAAACTTGACCGGCAGCTCAACAAGGCACACCCAGACATTGTCAATTACGCTGGTTTCTTTACCAAGTGTTACTTGTTCGATATCCGTGATGAGACAACGGACACACTGACACACGAAGGTCTCAACTGGGATGAGTTCATGCGTCTCTATACAGAACGATTCACAGAGCACACAAACATTTCCACACGTAACCTGGGTGTTCGTGCTGATTATGTGTGGGAAGATCCCGCTGTTCGTGCGCAAGAGCGGGCTTTCTTTGATAGTCCAAGCTTTCCAAATGTGTGCACGTTCGAGGCCCAGTCTGATTCACAGGTCCACACAGACTCCTTCAGCACTGCTCTACCATCCAATAGTGGAGGTGATGGCAACGATACGCGCTCTATGCTCGACCTCTCCGACCTTATCATGGAGACTCTCGCTCATACCCCTGACTGGATACGCATCATTACTAGCGATCCCCTCTTTGTGCAACATGTGTGTGACACCATTACCGTTCCTGAGCTTGAAGAGTTCATTGGTGAAGAATATAGCGCTGATGAGTTGGCCTCGAAGATGACGCAATTTGCAGCCCAATTCGGTACTGAGTACATAGCCAAGGTGCGGAAGACATTTAGCCCTAAGGCTAGGATCAGGCGCCTCATGGCTCACTTTCATCGCATTAGCGACCAAACCAAGGAGCTTAATGAATTTTGGATTTCGGCCATCACAGCCTTCGCTGCCACGCGTATTGCCCCTGTGTACCGCGACTTTGCGGATCAAGGAAATTATTTCCATGAGGTTGGAGAAG